GTGGATGGACTATACAAGCAGTGGCGTAACCAGCCTCCCGGTGTATGATGACCCCGGCCTACGGTGCGAGTGTGAGGATGCCCCTTGCTGCGGGTGTCAGTAACCTGTGAATAACTTTCCCCTTGACTTTTTAGTAAAAACGAAGTATATTACTCTTATGAACGATAACCTTATGGACATGATTCAGGTCGGGTGCGAGGAAGCAATCTCTGCTGCTGATGAGGCGCAGATGGAACACGAGCGTGGCGAGCGTGAGCGTGAGGAGCGTGAGCGTTGGGCGGATCTGGTGGCTATTCATGGGCCGCTGATGACTGATGTCGAGTGGAGGCAGTACCTTGTTGAATACGGCGATTATCTCAACGAGGTGTGGAAGGATTAGTCTGGCACCGATCCTGCGGGGGGCCGCGAATTGAGACTTAGTCTCATTCTAATTGTGAATAACTTTTTCAAATTATCGCTTGACTTTTTGCTATAAATGGGTTATATTATACCTAATGAAACACGAAAAAGACTTTATCGTAACCACTTCAAACGGCACACGCTGGGCCGCCACTGGTGAATCGTTCGCCGATGTTCGCAACAACTTTTTTGGCAACAAGATTGGCCTAGAGATTGCCAACGTAGAAGCTGGCCGTCTTTTCACCTATGAAGAAGAAGAAGATTTACGCAGAGAAAAAGATGAAGAAAGATGTAGGTAGGACTACAGATGTCCCACCTCGTATGGTACACTTACAGCATGAAAACAATAGATAAAATCAAAACCTACAAAGTCGAGTTTACAACACATTTCGTTGGCTCACGTTACATCAACATTGTCCTTGAAGCAAAGGACGAAGACCAAGCCAAATGGGTTGCTCGCAACCTTTGCCGCTTTGGTTTCATTAGCGATGTTCGTGAGTCAGGATTAGATGCGGATTACACCGAAGCAACTCACGCTTTTGCTTATGACAAAGATTATGATGTTTGGGGTTAAAAAATTATGACAATAGAAAACAAAACACTAAAAGTAGGCGATGAAATTCGCTTTGGTATGCAACTAATGATAGTTGATGAGATTACAGAATTTGACACCATCATCGCAATTGATGAAGATGGTGGAGAGTTAGAACTAACAGAGAATGAGATTGACATTTATTAGGTCACCCATTAAGATTATTATAGACATGAGAACAGTACACGCTAAACAGGCAGTCACATTCATCCCACCCGTGGGAGATGATGGCACATCCAAACCAGAACACGGTTGGTTAAACGTCGACGGAAAAATCCATTGCATTACGGACATTCACACTTTTGATGATTTCGGAGTTGAACAGGACACGCTTACCCTTGACGATGGTAGCGAGTGGGTTACTCAAGACGGTGGCTCAACATTTTGGGAGAATTAGAATATGTATAATCCAGAAAATCTTAAAGTAGGCGACAGAGTAAAGGCAACGCATCGCGGTTGGGTCGGCGTAGTAGTCGGCGAAGGCTTTGGCACACCACCAGACAAGAGAATGCTGCGCGTTCAACTCTCTTTCGGGTTGACTCACGACTTCTACCCTAGCCACCTAAAAAGAATAACCTAATGAGAGAGCCAGACGGAACCATGTTTATTGTTGGCGTGTTGATTGTTTGCGCCATCCTTGTAACAATCATTGGCATTGGCCATGAGTTATATTTACAATGGTACATTAACAACTAAAAAAGCTTGACTTGGCACAGGTCTTGCGGGGGGCCGCGAGATGAGACTGATTCTCATTAAGATTGTGAATAACTTTTCGAAAAAACCCCTTGACTTTTTGCTAAAAACGTGGTACATTATAACAATGAAAACGATGAAGAACGAAACCTTAAAACCCTTATTCGACCTAGATGGGACGCTCATCCGTGAGGAGCGGGGCAGCAACCGTTTATTTGATTTCTTCAAGCCTCACGCCATCCTAAACCTTACGCAGGACGACCTTACTCCCCTCGGTATACTGGTCAGAGATTCGGGCAAAGAGTTCGACATTCTTACAGCACGCGGCCCAGAGAACGCGCAGTTCATCCGCATAGCTCTTGGGTCTCTCGGATTCAATGTTGGTCGAATTGTAACTGTAGGCATAGACATTAACGAGCCAAAAGATTGGGCTAAAGTTAGCAGCAAGCGAGTTGCGGCTAAAAAAATTAGAATAGCCAAATTCGTACAAAGAAAACTAGTTGACAATGACCCACGGAATTTGGTAGGATTAGGCGACTTGGGAGAGTTAGTTACTCAAACACAAACGGAGTTTTAAAATGGAATTATTTCTTGTATTTCTTTTCGTATGGTTTTTGGTGTGGTGTGCTATCGGCACCCTGACCCCCTAGGGGGTACCCCCCGGGGGGTATACCCCCCTAGGGTGGCACGCATCCTGCGGGGGGCCGCGCTATTGCGACCCAGTCTCAGTAAGAACTATTTTCAACTATTTCATAGGTGGGACAGCGTATGTCCTACCCAGTGTGGTATACTGTACGCATGATGATTAAAGAAGATAAGAGGCCTACATACACACTATGGAATGGTGTGCAACTCATTAGCACATACCCACACACACGTGAGGGCATGGATGCAGCTATGGAAAGGGCTATGGGGCTAGGCATGGGGGCCAAGCTATACTCATCACGTGATGACCTAGTGTGGTCAGCACGTATGGACATGGAAGATTATTGTGAATAACTTTATCACATTATCGCTTGACTTTTTGCTAAAAACGTGATACATTATATCTAATGAAACGATGGATTTACAAACACCTACTGCGAGCCAAGTATATGTTGGAAGGCCGCTACTACTGGAAGCTATCCACAGCAAGGAAGGATGCAAACAACAGTATGCACAGAGCAATTGTTTGGACAGTAGACTATAAGAAGATGTACGACACTAAAAGCCAATGGGAATCACCCTTGCACCCTGATGCAGCCAATTTTAACCCTTATCAATAGAACTATGAACAACATCACAGAAGCTCAATTACTACTCAACCAAGACGTACGCGTATCGCTCACCAGCAGCGCATTTTTTAACTGCACTGGCCGTGTGCGTAACATCATGGCCGATGGTCGCACCCTTGAGATTGACCTTGATTGGGATGGTAAGACTGTCCTTCTTGATGTCACTTTTGTTAGTGAGATTCAAGAGCGTACACAGTACGCCAAGGGCGAGCCTGACCTTGGCCCTATCGCCAACAGTGTAGTACAGGCACACAAGTAGGCACCCCCCTAGGGGGTAGGGTGGCACGCATCCTGCGGGGGGCCGCGCGGCCCCCCGCGGCCGCGCTATTGAGACACAGTCTCATTGTGAATAACTTTTTGAAAAAACCGCTTGACTTTTTGACATTAATGTGCTATATTATACCTAATGAGAGTGAGAAACATAGAAGAGATGAAGAAAGAAAGCATATTCACAGTAACCTTCACCGATGGTGGAGAGGTATTCATTCAGGCAATGGACGAGGGACACGCTCGCCGTATCATTGAGAACAACGGCTTGTGGAGCCGAAACACTGAAGATGTACCATTCGAGCGTACCATAAAAAAGATTGAGAAAAACACTAGGTAGGACAGCGGATGTCTCACCCTCTGTGTTATACTGTACGCATGACAATTAAAAACGATATGAAAGAAAACACTACTAAAGCAAACAATCTCCTGTTGGGAGCAGTCTACATCAACGCAACCACTGGCCAGCCTTGCCGCTTGGTCAACATCGTATCCTGCCAAGGTGTTTGGCTTGAGTCCTATGATGGACAAGGCTATGGTGAACTAGTTAAGTTCGAGGATTGCCACTATGCAAGCCAAGATGATGTGGATGATTATCTTGAGGACTTGCGCGTTTACACCGCAAGCGAGAAAGCTCCAACTTACAAGCCAGACATTACTAATTGGAGCAAACAATTTCTTGGTAACAAGGAACTCATCAAAGATTCTGACGGCTCAATGGTTGTCGGATGGTACGATGACAATGATGGCAATGATATTCGTTGCCGAGACTAACCCACAAACATAAACCCCATATATATATTATGAGTACTGATATTAAAGCCTACCTAATTGGTGCAGTCGTTGGCGTTGCTGTCTACATCATCGCCAAGAACTTCGGATTCGAGATGATTATAACAATCTAACCGAAGGGGGGGACTCCCCCCCACATTTATGAAAAAATTTAGGTATTGACATCCTAACACAGGGGGGGTGGGGTATATATCAATCTCCCCGACAAAAAAAACTCCTTATAATATACTCAACGGCGCTAGAACTTTTGAGTAAATATATCATCTTCGGATGCCGGAGGCTCCCATTCCATAGCTTTTATTATTTCTTTTGGTTTGGGGTCTTTATGGGTACTTAATATAATTGTAGGTAAGATTTGTTCTAGTTCATATTCTGTTTCTGCTATGTATATAGCGACCAAATCCGCATCAAATACAGATAAATCAAAAGAAAACAGGTTTTTTGGCTTTCTTTTTTCTGGAAAGTATCTTAAGAGAACTAAGTATTCCCCTTCGTTTGCTGTACAATGGTATTCTAACTCGCGCATTTCGTAAACGAAGTCTATTTTAAATTTGCCCTTGTACTCTTTCCATTTTTTAAGATCTAAAGGCTCTACCATCTTATTTATTCTTACACTTTTATTGATTTTTTCAAGGAAATGGGGTAAATTAAGATTGCGCGATGAAGGAAAAAGAAGTTCGAAAATTACACAACACTATAGCAGAACAAAATGTCGTCATTGATACTCTTAGAACTACTTTGAGCAGAGCAGGACAGGTAATCAAAGATGAAACTGATAAAGAATACGTTTTCACGAGAGCGTCAAAATGGGCTATGACAGCAGATATAAACAACTTATAAATGAAGGGTATCATTCTAGCGGCAGGTGATGGAAAACGGCTCTACCCGTTAACCTCGCTCTATAACAAGCAACTCCTGCCCGTGTATGACAAGCCCATGATCTACTACCCTTTGACTACTTTGATAGAAAATGGGGTTACTGATATTTGTATAATTGTAAAACCCCTTCAATTAGAATCTTTTAAGGGTCTTTTGGGGGATGGTTCTAGATTTGGTATTAGCATCTCTTATGAAACGCAAGAAATACCCCGAGGAATAGCTGAAGCATTTATTATTGCTGAAAAATTTATTAATAAATCTAATGTGGCGCTTATTTTAGGAGACAATATACTCCACGGCGCTAAAATCTTCGAAAAAGCTGTACGAAACTTCCAAAGCGGCGCTAATGTATTTGGATATAAAGTAAGTGACCCTGAAAGATATGGTGTTGTAGAGTTTAATAGTGATGGAAAAGTCATTTCTATTGAAGAAAAACCAAAAAACCCCAAAAGTAATTATGCTATACCCGGAATGTACTTGTTTGATAATAAGGTGGTAGAGATTTCAGCGGCGCTGGAACCTTCTGCTAGAGGAGAATTAGAGATTACTGATGTTATAAAGAGTTACTTAAATATAGGAGAACTAAATGTTCATTTAATTGATAAAGGTTGCGCTTGGTTGGATGCTGGCACCACTACGGCCTTTCACGATAGCGCATCTTACGTTCAGGCTATCGAACGTAGGCAGGGGATCAAAATCGGTTGTCCAGAGGAAGCGGCCTTCAAACGGCGCTTGCTATCTTATGCTCAATTGAAAGAAGTTATAGGCGCAACCCCTTCTAGCGAATACAAGGATTATTTATTGAAGTTGTTATGAGAAACAATCTTTTCTATTTATTTGATTTTTTGTCTTATATGAACCATCCTTTTAAGAGAGGAGAGAAATAAGTTTTATGGTTTTGTTGTTAGGTGCTAGTGGATATATAGGAGAGCAATTCGTTACTGAATTAAGGAATAAGAATGTCGGTTTTCTTCCTTTATCTAGGTCAAAGTATGATTATACTAGGTTAGACATTCTTACCGATTTAATTAAGGAAAATAATCCGAGATTCCTAATCAATTGTGCTGGTTATACTGGTAAACCAAATGTAGACGCTTGCGAAGAGAACCACTGGGACACTTTTGAAGGAAACGTAATTCTGCCCCGAACAATAGCTACCGCCTGCAAAAAATTTGATTTGCCATGGGGCCATGTATCTTCTGGATGCATTTACGATGGTAATAAATCTGGAGAAACTAATCTTGACAATCTTAATTCGCCCGGATTCACTGAATTAGACGAACCTAATCTTGGCTTTCTGAAGTATAATTGTAGTTATTATTCTGGAACGAAAGTTTTAGGTGAGGAAAATATCCGAGAAATCGGTGGAGATTGCTATGTATGGCGTTTACGCATGCCTTTCGACAAATACGATAACCCAAGAAACTACCTCACCAAGCTAATAAAATATGAAAAGCTTCTTGACGCAGTAAACTCTATCACTCATAGGGAGGATTTTGCACGATGCTGTGTAGAAACTTGGCTAAATAAATGTCCTTTCGGAATTTACAATATAGTCAATACAAAACCAATAACGACTAGGGTGGTAAGAGACAAAATCGAAAAATTTCTTAATTTGGACAAAAAAGCATCGTATTTCCTAGACGAAGAACAATTCTATTCTACCGCAGCGAAAGCCAGAAGATCTAACTGCGTATTAAGTAATCAAAAACTTTTAGACGCAGGAATAAAAATCAGATCAGCGGAAGAAGCCTTGGACGACTCGCTTAAAAACTGGATAAAAAGTGTATAATAATTAATTATGGCTCATATTCAACAGGTGCAACTTCGTTTTTGGGGGATCAAAAAGTGAATCTACTCATTACTGGCGGGTGCGGATTCATTGGATCTAATTTCGTAGCTTTGGCTCTAAAAAAAAGAGCAGCAGTTAAAAAAATAATTATTTTAGACTCTTTAACTTACGCTGGAGATTACGAAAATATTAGAGATCACGTAGAAGACCATCATAAAGTAAAATTTGTCAACGTAGATTTAAGAGACGAAAGGTATGTCGACAACGTATTCGAAAAATACAAAATAACACACGTAGTTCATTTCGCTGCAGAATCTCACGTAGATAATTCCATAGCTTCTCCTCGAACGTTTGTAGAAACTAACATTTTGGGGACGTTTAATTTGTTAGAAGCTTCTAGGAAATACAAAATTAAAAGATTCCATCACATCTCTACGGACGAGGTCTTCGGCGAATTGGGCGAAAAGGGATCTTTTAGAGAAGACTCTCCTTACAACCCCCGAAACCCTTACGCCGCATCTAAGGCTTCTTCTGACCACTTGGTCAGGTCATATTTCCACACTTACGACTTACCTATAACTATTTCGAATTGCTCAAACAATTACGGACCCAACCAACACAAGGAAAAATTTATTCCTACAATTATAAACTCCATCCTTTCTAGAAAAAAAATTCCTGTATATGGAGATGGAAAAAATATAAGAGACTGGATCTACGTAGAAGATCATTGTTCGGCTTTATGGTCTATTTTACAGAAAGGGCAAGTTGGGGAAACCTACAATGTTGGGGCAAAAACTGAAAAAAGCAACTACCTTATAATACAAGAAATTTGCATACTACTTAAAGTAGAACCTGAGGATTGCGTAGAGTTTGTGGAGGATAGGCTGGGCCATGATTTTCGATATGCTATAGATAGTTCAAAAATTAAAAAAGAACTAAAATGGAACCCCAAACATTCTTTCGAAAAAGGTCTAGCAAAGACAATAGCCTTTTATAAGGCGAAATATGATACAGAATTTAAGGATATTAATGATTCTTGCAGTAACCCTTTACATAATTCTCAGTTATAGGGTGTAATTACTTGCAGATGCCTGCAAAGAAAACTAAATCTATTGGTAGGGTTAAAATCAGAGGCGACAGAGAATTCGCGGAAGATTTAAACGAAAAAAAGAAAAAGTTTATCGTAGAAAACCCTATAAAAAGACAAATAAAAATTAACCAATTTCCTTGGACCGAGAAGCAAAAAGAATTTTTTAGAGTTGCTTTAGACTTTAATACTAAAATAGTTTTTGTGGATGGTCCAGCGGGAACAAGTAAAACTCTATTGTCTACTTACTGCGGTTTGCAGCTTTTAAATATGAAAGCTATAAACAACATTATGTATCTTAGGTCTGCCGTAGAAAGTTCAGATCGAAGCCTCGGGTTTTTACCCGGTGACGCAAATGAAAAATTAAGATTCTACAACCTACCTTTCCTTGATAAGCTCGACGAGCTTTTGCTAGAAACTAAGCCTGAAAAATTAGAAGAGCAAAATAGAATCTCTATGTTCCCTGTTAATTTCGCCAGAGGAATGAACTGGACAAGTAAATGCATAATTTTAGACGAAGCACAAAATTCTACACAAAAAGAAATTACCACGGTACTAACTAGAATGGGTCAAGGAAGCAGATGCTTCGTCCTCGCTGACCCGATGCAAACAGACTTGAGAACAGAAAATGCTCAGGGGGGTTTTAGATATTTATACAAAACTTTTTCCGACGAGGAAAGCGCAGCCATGGGCATTTATACATTCAAATTTACTGAAGAAGACATCATGAGATCAGAATTAGTTAAATTTATTATTCAGAAACTCAACAATGAGGGTTAATATATAAGTAAGGAGTAACACACTATGAGCGAAGACGAAAAACTAGAAAAAATGACTGACAGGAACAGGAGCGAAGCAGAGATCAAGGCAGAACTTGATCAAAAACATGCGGAAACTCGTAAAATAGAAATAGAAACTAGAAAACTAGAAGCCGAAGCCGAAAAGGCGGAACTAGAACTAAAAGAACAAGAGATTAAATATTTTAATGCTCACAGAAAGTTTCAAAAAGAAAGATCGGTCGACGAAGAAAACCACCTGTACAGATACGATGGAGAAATCACTCATGGCTCTGTGAAGAATTGCTTGGCTAAACTAACAGAATGGAGTAGGCTTGATCCCGGGTGCGATATGGAAATAGTGTTCTCTTCTCCGGGAGGAAGTATCATTGATGGGTTTGAGTTGTTTGACTTCGTTCAAGATTTGAGAAGTAAAGGCCATAAGATTACTACCGGCTCCTTAGGTATGGCAGCTTCAATGGCTGGGATCCTTCTAATGGCTGGAGACGTTCGTTGGCTAGGTCACCAAAGCTGGATGATGATCCACAGGGCCGCTTTCGGAGCTTATGGAAAAACTTTTGAAATCGAGGACGAGGTCAAATTTGTTCAAAGAATAGAAGAAAGAATTCTTGACGTTTTCACTTCTCGGTCTAAATTAACTAAACAGAAGATTAAAAGAAATTGGGAAAGAAAAGACTGGTGGATTTCTTCTGACGAGTGTTTAGAGCTTGAATTGATTGATGAAATCAGAGGTACAATGCCAGAACATGTTTCTTCTTCAAGAAAAAAGAAGACGTTAAAATGACCAATCACCCAGAAGCGGCGCAGTACGAAGAGTATTTGAGATACATGGAAAAGCTTGACATAGAATTTCACGAATCAAAAAAATTATCTTCTGACGATAGGCAAGTTGTTTTAGTTGATATAGATGAAACAATTTGTTTTTACCCCGGAAAGAGACAATATAATCTTGCTGAACCTGACCCAAAAAACATAGCTAAAATAAATAAATTATATGATGAAGGGTGGTATGTCGTTTACTGGACAGCTAGAGGAGGCTCCCAAAAGTCTATATCTCTTGGCAAGTGTTACTATGAGTTCACTTGGAAACAATTGGAGTCATGGGGTTGTAAATTCCATGATTTATCTACCGGCTCTAAAGGAAAGTATATTAAACCCGCTTGCGACTTGGTGATAGATGATAAAGCGAAAAGGATTGAGGAACTGTGAACAATCAAGAAGTTTAGAAAGATATAAACAATATGGCAATTAATAAAGCGTTCAATTACGAACATAAATCCGTTAAGAAAAAGACTCGCCAAGGCTGCGGCAACCGCAGCAAAGGTATGAAAAAATACAGAGGACAAGGCGGCCCTCGCAAAAGAGTTAAACTTCCTAAAAAATAAAGTGTAATTGTTCTTATGAGTAGCACATGGAGTTCAGGCACAGGTAAGTTCCTTAAAAAAGATCCAAATCATGGATGGTTAGGGAAGAAAATTAAGCATTGGTTTTGTAAAATGGGTTTGTGTAACCTAGATAAATGCAACTGCACTTGTCACGAAAAAAAATGCTGCAAAAATTCTAAATGCAAATGCAAATAGAGTTCAAATATTCTGATGGAGACGAAGAGTCGATCAATCTAACAGAAGAAAAAGCAAAAAAAGAATTATTAAAATTTCTAAATCGTTTTAGCGACTGCGGAAAAAGACAATGGATGTCTGGAGTAAAAAATAGAGATTACCCACCCCCAATACAAGATGATCATTATGAATGGGTAGCGAAAATTATAGAAAACGAATAATCGGCTCTTCTTTGTCAGGGTCTTTTTTGAAGTCGGTTCTTTCTAGCTCTATATGCAATTCCCAAGCTAGTTTATTAATTTGTTGAGCCTTGTCCGAGATGGAGCTATCTTCATGCTTGCATAAAGGTAAAGAGTATTTTCCAATTTTATCTAATTTTTTTAATAGTCTGTTAATTTCAAACGCCATATCTTGTACATTCTTAATTACACTCTATAAAAAAAATGGAAAAAAATCTCAGTTAACGGTATAATAGTATAGAATGCTAAAGTCTTATTGTAAAAAATGTGGTGGAGCTTCTACTTATACGTCTACGAAGCCTAATTTCTGTCAGAAATGCGGTTCGCCTTTTTCGGGAGTAGCAAAAACTTCTTCTCCTAAATCGATCAAAAATGTTCAAGTGCAAGAAGTAGAAATTGAAGCTTCCGAAGAAGAAGGGGCTGAGCCAGAAGGGCTATATAAATCTTTAAGCAAAATGGATATAGAAATAGATTTCGTTAAAAGAGACGCTGATACTTTAGAATCTATATGGGGAACTAGCCAAGGGAGTGGAGGGGTATGGAATGCTTCTTCAGAGGGACAAAACCCAAAGACTGAAGAGCAAGTTTTGGATCAATTCCGAAAGGAAGCGGGAGCAATTAGACCAAAACCTAACAAGGATCAGGAAACGTAAAAGCCTTATGAATGACCAAGAAAAAGCCTAAAAAAACTTCTACGAAGAAGACAAAACAAAAACGCCCAAAGTTCGAAGACTGTCTGCCTCAAATAGACATAGAAATATCTAAAAGAAGAAGTAAGTGGGGTCTCACTGCCTTAGCTTGGATGGACTTCGATGACGTTTCCCAGATTTTAAGGATTCATATATATAGAAAATGGCACCTCTATAATCCAGAAAAAAATCTCCTGCCTTGGGTTAGAACCATAATATCAAACCAAATAAAAAACCTAATTAGAAACAACTACTCTAACTTTGTAAAGCCCTGCAATAAATGTGCTGCCGCTCAAGGAGACGATGGGTGTGAAATATACAGTAAGCAATGCGCAGACTGCCCCTTGTTTAAAAACTGGGAAAGAAACAAGAAAAGCGCCTTTAATACGAAAATGCCTGTACCTCTAGAAAACCATTCTCAAGAAATCCATTTCCTTTCGCAAAAAAGAAGTATAGACATCGAAAAAACAGCGGAAAAAATACACGATAAAATGAGGAAAATCTTGAAAAGGAACGAATGGCTGATATATAAATATCTATACATAGAACATAAAAACGAGTTTGATGTGGCGAAATTAATGGGCTACAAAACTTCAGAAAAAAATAGGTCGCCGGGATACAAACAAATAAAAAATATAAAAAAGAAAATAATTAAAAAAGTAAAAGATTGCCTGAGTAATGATGAAATAGATTTTTATTAATCATGGAAGAAGTGAAGTTTACAGAAGAGCAGGAAAGCTTTGTTTTAAAGAATTTCGAAGAAGGAACTAATGAGATTAAAAAGCTCACGACATTAGTTATTGATAAATTCTTCCCAGAAGCTCCAGAAAACTTAAAAGATGGTAGAAGCGTCTACGGTAGAGCCGTAAAAAAAATTCTAGCAGCGAGAGGCAAAGAGACCACGGGAACACATCAATATAAACCCGTAGATGAAACACTTTCTGAACAAGACAAAGAATTTGTCAGGAATAATAGATCATACATGTCTAGTGTGGAAATGACAAGGGTAATAGAAAACGACCCGAACATAACCAACCTTCATAAGAAAGCTAGACTAGTCGAAGAATACAACAAAAGCTTGGAGACACAAGAAGAAAGGCCCGCGGAAGTCCCAAGAGACATAGGAAGTTATTCTCCTCCAAAAACAGCAGCGGCAGCAATAACCAGAATCAACGGATATGTCTTAGACGGAATAAATAAAAACAAACTATTAGGAAAACAAAAGAAAGATATAAGCTCCTTGATTCGTTATTTAAATACCTACAGATTCATTCATCAAGCTAATACTTACGAAGATGAAGAAGGACGAACTCTTTTCGAAAGCAGTTTCGTTAGGTATACGTATGACAAAGGAGACCTAAGCCAAGAAGAAGTAGACCAGTACATTGTGTTGTCTACAGAGGTGGTTATAGCCTCCAATATCCAAAGAAGAATTTCTAGGTTAAGCCAGCTTCTTGACGAAACAGCAGATGACACGGACGGACGGAGGATGTCTATGAGCTTGGTGGACGCTATAGGAAACTCTCAAACAGAATACAATCAATGCATAGGCAGACAGACAAAACTCTTAAGCGATCTTAAGGAAAAAAGGAGCGACAAACTCAAAAAACAAATACAAGATAACGCTAGCATTTTAAACTTAGTGGGAGCATGGAAAGAAGAAGAAAGTCGAAATAAAATAATTAAGCTAGCTGAACTAAGAAAGAAAACAGTAGAACAAGAAGTGGATAATTTATCTGAAATGAGCGAACTAAAATCTAAAATACTCGGCATTTCGGAGAACGAGGTCTTAAATGGTTAAATGTAAAGCATGCGAGAAAGAATTCGAGACAGAGAAAGAACTGCACAAGCACATTCGATCTCATGACCTCCTTCTTGTAGACTATTACCAAAGATATATCCCCCGGCATGACCTATTAACGGGGGATCTAATAAAATTTAAAAACAAAAAACAATATCTTTCTGACGACTTTAACGGCAAGCCGAATATGAAAAAATGGTTAAAGTCCATCTCTGAGAAAGAAGCAAAAGAATATTGTTCGAACATCTTAAGCGAAAGAAAAGAAAAAAAAGAACTAGTTTATTCTCCAAGTCAGGTAGAATTAAGAAGCATCCTAAGCCCACCAATACAATTTTTCGATCAGTTGTTCGGTAGCTACTACAAACACTGTTCAAGCTTGGGGTACAAGAACAAATATCAACAATGTAACGAGATAATCATTGGCCACGAATACACTAAGCCAGAATACAAAATTCTTGTAGATACGAGAGAGCAAAGACCCCTAAAATTCAAAAGAAACATAGAGGTCAGAACTCTAAAATATGGAGACTACGGCTTTAGCAGTCCAAGAGCTACGTGCAATTGCTATATAGAAAGAAAAGCCTTATCAGACTTCATAGGAACCATGAGCGGGGGTTACGAAAGGTTCATTAACGAAATAAAAAGAGCAGAAGAAGACGGAGCGTACCTAGTCGTTTTGGTTGAAGAAAAATTTCAGAACGCTGTAGGATTCAAGTTTCTTCCTCACATCTCAAAAAAGATTAAAGCTACACCTGAGTTCATTTTTAATAGGGTTAGGCGGATTATTCAGAAGTACCCTCACGTACAGTTCTTATTTGTCAAGGGGCGTGTAGAAGCTTCGAGAGTAGTCGAGAAAATTTTTATGAGCGGCTGCGCGCATGAAAAAATAGACTTACAATTAGCATACGATACGAAAAAACTCTAATGTGGTACTGTCCAGAAAAATACAAAACAGATCACCCAGATATCAATAAACAATTTAAAGATATAAAGGGAGATCTTTCAGAGAAAGAAGCAAAAATCAGTTTAGCTAAGTTTTTGCATTCGAACCTCGGTATGACCACCGAGTTAATCTCTGGAATTAAATTAGCTGCTTTTCAGGAAATAACTTTAAAAGCCCTAATGAATAGGAATTTTTCTATGTGCGTATGGGGTCGTGGTTGCGGGAAAACCTTTATCGCTTCCGTCTTTTGTTACCTTCAGTGCGTGTTTAATCCCGGGACTAAAATTCTTATCGCCGGACCCACTTTTCGTACGGCAAGATTTATATTTAATAATATAGAAAAAATTGTCGAATCAAAAGGGGCAGAATTATTGGCTCAATGTTTCGGGGCAAAAGTCAAAAGAAACGATCAATTCGAATGGCAAATCAATGATGGAGCGATAACAGCTATCCCCCTTAACGGTGAAAAAATTCGTGGCTTCAGAGCTAACGTCTTGGTTCTGGACGAGTTCCTTCTTCTGCCTGAAGATATAATCAAGACGGTATTGATGCCGTTTCTTGTGGCTCCGCAGAACATGAAAGAAAGAATGGAGATTCGTGAGATCGAAGACAAAATGATAGAACGAGGAGATATGAAAGAAGAAGACCGGATGGTCTTCGAAAATACAACAAAAATGATCGCTCTGTCTTCAGCGAGTTACACTTTCGAAAACCTTTATACGACATATAAGGAATGGACAAGTAAAATTTATGACGAAAAAGATATAGGAGATACAAAATATTTCATTTCTCAAATGGGTTACGAATCTCTGCCTAAGCACATGATAGATAGGACTATCATCGAGGAAGCAGAAAGTGGAGGACAAAGCCATTCCAGTTTTCAGAGGGAGTACTGCGCATTATTCACAGATGGTAGTGATAGTTATTTTAGCGCGAAGAAAATGCATGAATGCACTATTCCAGACGGAGAATCTCCTACAACTAAAATAGTAGGAGACACTAATAAAAAATATATAGTAGGCATTGACCCCAGTTTCAGTAACAGCCCTTCGTCTGACTTTTTTGCTATGGCTGTTGTAGAGTTAGATGAAGACAGAAAGCAGGGAGTACTCGTTCACAACTACGCTGTAGCGGGAGGAGATTTAAAAGACCATATAGAATATTTTTATCATGTCATGACTAACTTTGATGTGGAGATGGTTATTATAGATAACGCGGGATTTCAATTCATAGATAGTTGTAATGAAAACTCTTTATTTAGACAGGCAAAAATCAATTTAAAATTTTTCGATTTTGATAGCGATGCTGAAGGCCTTGACTATGATATAATGGCTAGAAAAGCAAGAAAAGAATACAACAAAGAAGATGGGAAAATCTGTTTCAAACAAGTCTTTACTTCAGATTTTATTCGAAGAGCTAACGAACACTTACAAGCGAGCATAGACTGGAAAAGAATTTGGTTCGGCTCTAGGGTTTCTGCTAACGGCTCCGAGTTTGATAAATACTCCGGGCAAAAAATTAATTTAAATTTAGTTAAAGAATCTACTGTAGGAGATTTCATAGAAACTCAGGACGCATTAGTATACCAAACCAAGAAACAATGCACATTGGTTGAGGTTAAAAGCACAGCTAGGGGGTCGCAGACCTTTGATTTGCCTCTTCACCTGAAGAGGGACACCTCAGTTCATAGAGCTAGAAAAGACAACTATACGACTTTAATGCTGAGTAATTGGGCTATTAGATGTTATTTTGATATGATGTCCGCTCCTAAAGAAGATGACGCTACATTTATTCCGAGAATGTTGTAACAAAAACTTGCGCATTACTCGAAAAAAGTGTAAATATAAAAAAATTAAATGAAAAAATCTCAAAACAACTCAAAAACGCCCAAAGCAGAGATTGCAGCGTCAGCAAGCCCTGTAATGGCAGGCTTTCAGGAAACCAAAGCTTCAACTTCAACGAGAGCAAGAAGGAATAAAGCTAGTTCTGTCGAAAGAACTGACAGGTTCAAAAATATTGACGATGGGCTTATCCCTTTCAACTACGCCAGCGGAGCTTATGGAAAAGTCAAGAATATCACTGTCAAAGACGCTGTAGTTTTATGTCAAAAAGCTTATTACAATCATGGGATTTTTCGTCACACAATCGACTTGATGACAGAATTTTCTACGAGTGAAATTTATTTAAGAGGCGGGAGCAAAAAGTCTAGAGACTTCTTCGAGGCCATTTTCAAAAAGCTAAACATTTGGCAATTACAAGATAAATTTTTTAGAGAATATTATCGTTCTGGAAACGTATTTATCTATCGCTTCGACGCGACCTTAGATAAGGCTGGGGTTCATAAAATTACTCAGACCTTCGGAGCAAAACGATTGGGGAAAAAGAAGCTTCCAATAAGATATATCATTCTAAATCCAGCAGATATCCAAGCAGGAGGCAACATGTCTTTTTCTTCGGGAACTTATTACAAAGCCTTGAATGAATACGAATTAGAAAGATTAAAGAACCCTCGAACAGATGAGGACAAAGAGGTTCTAGAGAGCTTGCCCTCAGAGGTAAGAGAAGAAATAAAAAGGAGAGGATCTACTAATGTTCTAGTTCCCCTTAACGAAGAAAGAATTCACGCAACGTTTTACAAACGTCAGGATTATGAACCCTTTGCTGTACCCATGGGGTACCCAGTTTTAGAAGATATAAACTGGAAAGCCGAAATGAAAAAGATGGACATGGCAATTACTCGGACCATGCAACAAGCTATTCTTTTGGTAACCATGGGTAATGAACCAGACAAGGGGGGCATTAACCAAAAGAACTTGCAAGCCATGCAATCTCTTTTCGAAAATCAATCAGTAGGAAGAGTTCTTATCGCTGACTATACAACGAAGGCAGAGTTTATCGTCCCAAAAATTGCAGACTTATTGGATCCTAGAAAATATGAAATAGTTAATCAAGATATCGCCATGGGCTTAAACAATATGCTTTTTGGTCAAGAGAAGTACGCCAACTCTCAGCTGAAGGTTCAAGTGTTCTTAGCAAGACTAAACCAAGGCAGACTAGCGTTTCTAAATGATTTCTTAAAACCTGAGATCAAAAGAATAGCTAAGGAAATAGGATTAAAAAATTATCCGATACCTTACTTCGACGAAGTGGAACTAGTGAGCGACCCGAACATTCGCAGGATTTATGCTAGGCTTGTAGAAGTCGGAGTATTGACTCCAGACGAAGTAATGAAAGCTCTAGAATCAGGTAGGTTGCCCGACAAAAACGAATCGGTGCAATCTCAAGAAGAATACAAGGCTCTTAGAGATAAGGGTCTTTACGAACCCATTATGGGTGGCCCAGAAACTCAAAAGGATATAACGGATAGAACCCATCAGGGGGCCATGGAGATTCAAAAAGAAAACATAAAATCCCAAGAGAAAATGAACACTGAGAAAGTCAAACAAGCGGCTAAGACTTCGGCTGCTCCCCTTAAAAAGGGAGCGAAACCTCAAGGCCAATCAGGAAGACCCGGAGGGACAAAGTCTCCTCAGACAACGAAAAAAGTATCCCCCATCGGGCAGTCAAGCGCAGAGAACCTTTACTCCATACAAGAAGTTAAAGGAACTTTCTTGGATATAGAGAAGCTAAACAAAAGAGTAGAAAATCAACTATTAAGAAAACACAAACTCAAGAAACTTAACGATACTCAAAAGAACGTAGCTGAAGATATAACAAAAATTATAGCAGCGAATGAAGATAAAAAAGACTGGGGACTAAAGAAGGTGAGAGAGTATGTAAAGGATCCTTCTGACAAAAACCCAGAAAGGATCAGAGAGATACAAGCGATCGCCTTAGAACATCAAGTGGATGAGTATCTGGCAACAGTTCTATATTTGAGCAAGGCGACAGAAGATGAAAAAAAGAAATAGAATCATCTATGCAAACCAAGGGATTTTTGCTGGGCCAGCGTTTCAGGACAACGCTTCTTATGCGGAAAATATTTATGATCCGAACTTGAGCAAAGTTCAGTCCA